ACTACTGTTACTGGTAATGTTAATGGTTCAGTTGGTTCAGTTACTGGTACTGTTGGGTCTGTTACTGGTGCTGTTACTGTTGGTACAAATAATGATAAGACAGGATATTCTGTATCAGCACAAACGAATCATCCAGCAGTTTCTGTTTCAGCATATACTAATTTTCCACAAGTATATGTATCTGCTAATGGTGATAAGACAGGATATTCTGTATCAGCACAAACAAATCATCCGTCTGTAGTAGTTAGTGGTTATACAAATTTTCCTAATGTTATTATTGATTCTTCTGATAAAGATACATTGGTAAATTTAATTTGGGATGAGGCTATTGGTGGAGCAAATCATATGACATCTGGAACAGCAGGATATGATATTTCATTGTTGCCAAATATCAATACAAATGCTGGTGTTGCTGTTGCTGGAGTGCCTACTAATTTTATTGCTACTTCTGGTGCTACATTATCTGGTACAACTGTTACTGGTAATTATTCGGCAACATGGTATGATAATGGTGTTTATTATCAAGTTAGACCTATAGCAACTGGTTTGGACGTCAGTTTAGATTTTAATTTAGGTAACATTAGAATATCACAAGTTTCAATAAATGGTCATTTTGATGCTGGTCCTGGTCCTAATAGATATACTAATGTTTATTCATATGATTATTATTTGAGTGCTTATGTTCTACTTAGTGATTCTCTAACAAGAATGAATAATTCAACAACAGATACTACATTCACATATAATTTATTACCATCAAATAAATCTGTTGATGGTATAGTTAAAATTAGATTTTATTCACCATCTACAAATACAACTGATAATTTATATATAGATCAAGTATTAGTAAATGGGATAGATGCTGGTGCTACTCCAGAAGATATTGCTAATGCTGTTTATAATAAATTAATATATAATGTTTATGCCGGATCGGTTTGGATAGATACAATTAATGGATTTTCTGGTACAGATGTTGGTATATATGGTATACCAACAAGACCTGTCAATAATTTAGTTGATGCGTTGACGATTGCTAATAATGTTGGTGTTAAGAAATTTATTATTTCACCAAAATCGTCTTTAGTATTAAATCAAACTTTTGATGGTTGGATATTTGATGGTAGGGAATGGAATTTAGATTTAAATAATCAAGAAATAACAAATACATTTTTTTCATATGCCAATACATCTGGAATAGCTCGAGTAAATAATGGATTTAATATACATTTTTCTGATTCTCGGTTTTATAATGTAACTATTCCTAATTCATTTTTAACGAATGGAACGATGGATGGTACAATAACAGTCACTTCTGGAAATCACGTTTGGTATTATTGCGTAGATGGGACAAGTATATCAGATACTCCAATTATAGATTTTAGAGCAAATGCCGAAATACAAATTAGAGATTATCATGGTGGTATTAAATTAATTAATATGGGATCGACTAATGATTGTATTATTGATGGTGCTGGTAGAATTATAGTAGATTCATCATGTTCTGGTGGATCTATTGTTATTAGAGGTAGTTTTTCATTAACCGATAATTCTAATGGTGCTGTAACAATTACACAAGATGCGAGATATAATATTAGTCAATCTGTTGGATCTGTTACCAATCCTATAATAGTTTCTGGTTATACTAATTTCCCTGAAGTAACAGTTTCTGCTAATTTGGATAAAACTAATTATACAGTATCAAGTGGTACTATTAATAATATTACTAATTCCGTTTTAGTAAGTGGATATTCAAATTTCCCATTAGTATCAGTTTCATCAACTACTGTTCCTATTTCTGCTAATTTTATTCAAGTTTTAGGAACTCCTCTAACAGGAACGTCAGCAACTCAAGTTGTTGGTGGTAGATTGAGTGTAAACGTGGGTGCGTTACCAGCAAATATTATTACATCAACTGCTATTGCGAGTAATGCTATTACGAGTGCTAAATTAGCGGCAAATTCTATTATATCTACTACTATAGCAGCTGGTGCTATCAATCAGAGAAATATTGGAAGTGGTGGTCTTACTGTTATAACATCAGCATATCAGAATTTCCCTGATGTAAATGTTAGTGGTATGAATAGTAATGTTATCGATAATATTCAAACAAATTTGGCATCAGCTTACCAAGTTACTAATGTTGAGAATACCGTTAATACTATAAGTGCTGATATGTTTACTATCAAACCTATCATAGTTTCAAATTTGGATGCTACAGTTAGCTCAAGATCGACGTTTAATCCTTTGACTCAATATACTATGGTATCAGCAAATACTGATAAAAATGGCTATACTGTATCCGGATATTCGAACTTTCCAGAAGTTCAAGTATCTGGTGTAAATAATAATGTTGAAATATCAGCATCAGTTACTGTAGATTATGAGAAAATTAAAGAAGCTAATATATCAGCTATTAATGATACATTTACATTTAATGGTTCTGCTGTCAATGCTTATTCAGTTAATGAAATTACTATTGGTGAAGTTACTGTTAGTGGATATTCAAATTTCCCTGAAGTGACTGTATCTGCTAATAAAGATAAAACTAATTATACTGTATCGAGTGGAACAATTAATAATATTAGCAATTCTGTTACTGTTAGCGGATATTCAAATTTCCCTCAAGTTACTGTTTTGACAAATTTGGATAAAACTAATTATTCATTATCATCAACATATGATTCTGCTAAGACGGCATCATCTCAATTGTCTGTTGATGCTATATCTGCTGTTACTAATAAGTTTACATTTAGTGGATCGGATGTCAATGCTTATTCAGTTAATGAAATTACTATTGGTGCTGTTACAGTTTCTGCTTATGATAACTTTCCTGAAGTAACAGTTTCAGCTAATAAAGATAAAACTAATTATTCGGTATCTTCTGGTAATGTTGATTCAGTAAATAACCCAATTACTGTTTCGGCTTACCAGAATTTACCCAGTATTAATGTTTCTTCTATTGATGATAATACTATTTCAAGTGCTTCTTATAATAATAACTTTTTTGTTATTAGTCAATTAGGATTGGCAACATCAAATGAAACATCTAATATTCAAAATACAGTAAATAGTATTTCTGCTGTTACAAATAATATTTCAACTAATCCAATTAGCGCAAATATTATACAAGTGAATGGTTCATCTATTGTGATGAGTGATTTCAAAAATACTCAAACAGAAATTTATGATGCGTCGATATCAGCAAATAGTATTGTTTCTGCTTCCATTAGAGATTATGGTGATATTAATTGGTCATCAAGTGCTTCTATTGCTCAAATGTCAGCTCAAACAATTCAAGCATTAACTGTTTATGATTCTGTTACTTATTCTCAATTGATAAATAGTAATGCTCAGTTATCAGCGGCTATTGTAAATCAAGGTAATGAATTTTGGGCAACGAGTGCTAATATTGATGATATATCTGCTGGTGCTGTTATGGCAATTCAAAATCAATTTACTTTTAGTGGTTCTGATGTAAGAGCATATACTACTGGTGGAATTGTTTCTGCTGATACATCATCTATTGTGAATGCCATTATGGGAACGACTATTGATACTAAATCGTTTGAATCTATTCTTGAAATTTTGTTGGCGATGTCTTCCGGTAAAATAACAAGAAATAATAATAAATTTACATACTATAAACAAGATGGAACTACTTCTCTCTTTACTTTAGAAAGTGAAAGAAATGAAAGAAATAGACTTTAATAAGGAGATTTAACATGAGTTTCTTACAATATTTAAAAGAACAAAATGAAGATGAAGATTCTGTTTTTATTGATAAAAAAATAAAATATACAGTTCAAACAGCAATTCAACAATATTGGAAAACTATCAACAAAACATTTTCTCAAAGTGGTAGTTATTCAAATGAACAAAACCAACAATCAGAACAATTATTGGAACAAGTTGAACGGTTTATGCTCGATTCAACAAAGAAATATTTAGCAATTTGGGGTGATATTGATTCTGGTGATTCGGTAAAACCAGTTTCACAAAGCTATATTTAATTGATTATATTTAAACTACAAGAATGAGATTATTAAAAGTTAATTAATAATCTCATTTTTCATTTGTTATAAATATATTTGAAATGTAATTATTGATTAAATTTATGGAGATTACTTATGGGATTTGATGGGTTGACAAAAGCATTTGATGTTGATGATGAAGATATCGAAAAGAAAATTATCGATATAGAAAATAACATTAAACTTATCGAAATTAAAAAAACAGACTTAGTTAATCAATCTAATGCTCCGTCTATTTTTAAAGATGAAGAATATATACAATCAGAATTGAAATCTTTAATCTTCAACGCTCGTATGATTGTTGATAAGGTAGAGATGGATATCAAGATTGGAGCAGATTCAAGAAAGATTGAGGTATATGCCAAGTTAGTTGAGAGTATAGGAAAACAGTATGTCTCTTTATTAGAATTAAACAAACAAGTATTTCAAGCGCAATTGTTAGTAAATTCTGTTGATATAAATAATATAGGGGATGATAAGATTTCATTAAGTTCAGAGCAATTATTGAACATGATAAACAGTGCTTCTGAGAATAGTCAACTTAAAAAAATTGACGCTAATTTTAAAATAGAAAATATAGAATAATCTGGGAATTAAAAATAAATGGCTGATTATGTTTCCGTAGATACTCAAGGTTGGTTCGTTGTTGATGTAGATAATTCTTCATCTGCTTCATCCTCTATATCTGGTACATATCTTCAATATACAGATATTCCTAATCAATATATCACAAAATGCGCTACAAGTAATTATGCTGGTTCTGTTGGTGGTTATAATAACGAAAGAGAATTATTCGATATCTTAGTAACCGAAAGTATCAATAAACATGGTATATGTATGGATTATTACATCACTTCTTATGATATTAGATATGATAGAATTTGGGGTGAAGATAATAATAGAAGATACGAAAGAAGATTCCAAATTATGGCTTCTTATACAATGCCAAGAGAAGAAAAATTATTCTCTAAATTTGGTTTAGAAAATATGGACTCCTTTAGTATGTTTATTTCCAAGAGACACTTTTGGGAAGCTTCTCAATTTAATGATATACAAACGATTCCTAAATCTTTTGATCCATATATTCCCAAAATTGGTGATTATATTTTCGCTAAATATAATAAATTTGTGTATGAAGTGGTAGAAGTGAAAGATGAGATTATGATGAATCTCCAAAGTAAACAACATTCTTGGGAACTTATAGTGAAACCATTTACAGATATGAAAATTACCACAACACCATTAACTTCAGCTTCTCCATTAGCAATTTATACTAATAAGAAAACTGATATTTTTGATATTTCATCTACTGTCGATGAAAAAATTGTTCCGATTGAATATAAACCACCAATAGCAGAGAAAGTTTCACAAGACCCTTTTGCGAATTGGTAATATTTAGATAATATAAGAGGGGAATTAAAAATGAATAAAGGTTATAATAAGTACTTAATGGAAAGACTGCTCAGTGAAGAAGTCTTTCAAGGCGACGAAGAAAACGAATTTACTGGTGGTAATATTGTTGTTGGTGGTTTGAAATCGATTAAAATAGGCGATCAAATTTGGACAACCGAAAACTATAACGGAATTGATGTTCCTGTTATCGAAGATGCTGACGATTGGAATGAACTAAATGACGAAGATGATGACAATGTGGTTAGACTAACTACTCCTGCTATGTGCTATTATAATAATGATAAATCTAAAGGTGCTTTATATAACTTCTATGCCATCGAACAATTAAAAGTTCCTAATGGTTGGAGAGTTCCTACTGATAATGATTGGACTAAATTAACTGATTATCTTAAAGAAAATGATATTAAAATTAAAGAATCTGGTTTGAATTTAACATATGATGGTTATCGCTTCACCAATGGTAATTTCAAATTCATTGGTGAATACGGTTATTGGTGGAGTGCTACTACGCATGGTGACTTTGCCGCAGATATTCGTAACCTCTGGCTCCCCGACAGCGACTACCTCTACGGAGGCTACCGTGCCAAGAGTAATGGTTTATCTGTTAGGTTGGTTCGGAATTTGTAGTTTTATTGACTATTTGATTATTAAATATATATTAAAAATAAATTAAGGAGAATTATAAAATGACATATATAACTGGAACACTTCTATTTCCTGGTCCTGATTATGGCAAACCTGTTTCTGCTGTTGATGTGCAAGTAAATGGACAAATGCTATATATTTCTTATTTGGAAGGTGGTAAACTTAAAGCTGGGGCTATGTCAATAGTTCAGAATCCAGATGGTTCTTTGCCTATTGCTATGAGTGGTTGTGCTATCGTTTAATTGATTAAAGGAATTTTAATATGAGGAAAGATGAACATAAAAGTAATGTTGATACCATTATTTCTTTTATAGTAATAAAGAAATTAGTAACTCCTATTACTAAAACTTCAGCTTATAAATTGGGGTTGGTTAATGGTGCTGGTAAAACTATTAAAGAACCAACTTCAGATAAAGAACATGAAGCATTTACAATATTGGATAGAATAGTTTTTAAAATTAAAAGATTATTAAATATTAAGCTTTTAAATTTAAATAATTTTCTTAACTTACTACAATGAATAATGACTTTTATAATAAATTAGTTGTAAGAGGAACAGTTTCTCAAAAAGCT